ATCCTGTTTAGCTTGTTCTATTTCCTCTGGTGTAACCATACCACCCTCAATAGTCGTGTATTGAAAAGACTCCCAATCGTTATCTTGCTTACCTTTTAGATATAATTCATAAGACCAATTACCATAACCTTTTGGAGTACCACAAAATAGTACATGGCCTAATCTGTCAGATATACTTGCTCTCAATACTTCGTACCAAGTTCGTTTATCTATGTCAGCAAATTCGTCTAAAATTAAAAAGTCTAACCCCGTTCCACGAAGTGAATCATAAGCATCAGCCCCCTTTAATGAGATTGTACTATTCGATTGTCTTATCGTAATAGTCATTGTTGTTTCGTTTATATCCTCAATCCAATTAAACTGATTAAGCATTTCTTTAAGAGTTCCCCAGACAATCTCTTTAGCCATTTTAAATGTAGGTGCTACATACCAAATTCTTCTATTTGGCTGACACGCATATTTCATCATCTCAGTTACAGCTAAATAAGTTTTACCAAATCTACGACCTGATATTAAAACTCTAAACCTTGATTTACTTGATGAAACTTTAAGCTGGGGTTTTGTCAGAGTTATTTTCATTACAAAAGTAAGATATGTATAATTTTTCCTCGTTGAATTTTTGTTTATACTCGTTAGTAACTTTAATTGTAACAGTAGCACCAGCCTTAGTGCAATCTGTCCAAGTGTCAAATTTTATAGGGTGTACTGCTGGTGTGTTACAGAATCCTGTTATGGCAGAGCAGATAGTATAAGCTAAAACGAATTTCATTTGTCAGATACTATCTTTTTAATTGACTTACTTCCATCTATATTTTCTTCTAATTCAGCTTGTACTTTGCCACACTTATATTCAATGTTATCTCCTGTGTTTGTTCTTTCAGCAAGTCTTTTGCCTTTTAAACAATCTGACATTTTAGCTTGGATTCTATGTTCTTGTAATTCTCCAGCCACAAACATACACAAAGCAACGACACTACTAATGATTGTTTCCATTTGCTCTTACCTTATCTTTTAGTTCTTCAATATCTTCTAATGCTTTTTCTAACTGTGCCTCTATGTGATCTAACATAACTTGAGTGTGAATATTTTTATCTAAAAGTTCTTGGTGCTTTTCTACAGTTTCATATAAATCTTCCAATAAAAGATATTGCTCTTTATCAGTTGTAGTTTGTTCAGACTTTTTAAGTAGATCAGAGTTCATTAATTCTCTTGATGTTTCTAAACTTGTTAATCTTGCAGTAACTTCTGTATAGGCAAATATACCCATAGCAACTCCTACAATTATTCCAACCATGTTTTTGATTGGCATAGCTACAGATGTGTTCTCAGATATTTTCATAGTGGTTTCATACAAAGTGCTAAAAATACAAATCCTAAAATCAATACTCCTGTAAAATAATAATTCATAATCCTACCCATATTATTTAGCAACCTTGCCTTTGTTAATACCTTTTTTAATTACATACTGTTGAGTGCCATTTGCACCATGATTTACTTCTTGTTTTAAATTTTTAAATATATTCATTTCTTTTAGCTTCTTCTCTGCGTGTTTCTTAAACGACTCTAAAACTTTAGTATCTCTCATTTCTTTCTCTTTTTCTTTTTAAGTCTAGGGTCATCAGATATAAACCTATCAAACAAATAACCCATAAAGTTATCTACCATTCCAAAGACTCTGTAAATTATATTATCAATCATAATTTGAATCCTTTTTGCCATGCTCTGATACTCCAATAAGCTGGAGATAGAGTCTTTTGACCACGAACTCTTTTAAGAACTCCACCCATACGAGCCATGAATGATCTTTTTCTTGCTGGAATATGTTTCTTGATAGACATTTCTTTAGAGCCAAAATTAACCTTTTTAACTCTGCCAGAACTCTTGTCTTTTACAAATACTTTAAACTTCTTAACATCTCCACGCATGGGTTTGTTAAGTTTAACAGTTTTATTTTTGTATTTAGCCATGTGGCATAAATATCACAAAATTATCTCTTAAAGAACCTTTTTCTCCATTCGTGGCATATGTAATTATCTTTTACACCTTTAGAACCCCAACGACCACAGAATGATCGTTTATTACTGTAAAGTCCACAATTACCACAAGCCTCTGCTTTTAAACTTTTTTGGAATGATTGTGGTAAAGAATAATCTATTATCTCTCCATTAGGATAAAAGTTACTTCGCTTGTGCATCTTCAATAATCTTTCTGAGTTCAGTAATACATTTAAGAGTTTTATTTAATTTTCTTAAAGCAATATCTCTTTGAATCTTAGCTTGATCGCACTCTGCTCTAGCTTGATCTCTTTGTTGTCTTAATTTTAAAAATGTATTCTCTCCAATTAGTTCACTCATATTATCTTCCTTGTCCTTTATATCGTTTTTGTTTTTGTTGTCGTTTTTCTTGTTTATTTTTGTTCTTCTTATGTTTTCCAGCACCTCTCTTTGGTGGTTTATCTCTTGGTATGAAGTGCGTGAATTTTTGTTTAGCCATTTACCTCATCAGCTTTAGCATCAATAATTAATGGTAGAGGTTCAACAGTTTGTGTGGTGTGTATCTTATCGACCATGTTAAGTTCATTCTTAGATAGCCATATAAGTAACTTAGGGTCGCCTTTAAGAGCCTTTTCCCATAGTTTCTTCCTTAGACTAGCTTTTCCTATGTTTTTGTTTTCTGCTACTAAATCAGCATATCTTCTTTGTAAAGTTCTAGCAGATATTCCTACAACAGAACCTATTTCTTCTTGTGTGCAACCTATCTGACTAAGTTTTGCAATAACATCTTCATCTAGTTCTTTCTTAGGTCTCCCCATAGATTGTGTCTTAATTGTGTCTTTTGCCTTAGTTTTGTCGTTTTTCATAATGTGTTTATTTTAGTAATTTTGTTAGCAAAGTCCATAGTTTAGGGTTTTGTTTAAATATCTTAGTAAAGCCATTTCCTATCTCTATTGCCATTGGTTCTTCTCCCATAGTTCTAAATTTAATTTTAGATAGATGAGCAATTAAGTGAAATATCTCGTGAATTATTGTGTTAAATAGTCTTTTGCCTTTTATTCTGCTATCCAACACGATTATTTTCTTCTCGGTTTCATAATATCCATCAAGATTTTTAAGTGGTTTAAAATGCACCTTAATTTTTTTTCTCCCATACAAAATGTGTTCTAATTGTGGCATTAATGTTTTTTAGAATTATCACTTTCCACAATCGCTTTGTAAAATTCAAGTTGCATCTTTAACCTTTTATTTTCAATAGACAGATTAATCAATCTTTTTCTGACATATTTGAATATTCTTAATATCGCACTCATTGGTATTCTTTCAGAGGCTCATCTTTCCATTTATGTTTTAGATATTTTTTAGAGTCTTTCAGCAAGATAGTATATTCTCCCCATTCCCCAATTTTCTTATATTTTTCCTTGCTAGACTTCTTTTGTGATATATTAGATATTAGTGTATTAGTATTATTTATTAGATACGCGGAGTCGTTGGTGAGTCGTTGGTTATCCACAGGGTCAACATATTGGAACTTGTCGTAATTAACCACAGAAACTATAGTTATTTTGCTATACTTAAAATCATTCGTTGGTTTCAATGTGGTGAGTCGATGGTTTATCATGCCTCGTCTTTTCAACCTTAAAATGAAAGTTCGCATAGCAGTATAAGGTATATTCCAAATCTTAGCATTTTTTCTTAAAGGAAATATTAACTCCCCTCGTTTTATAAATATTTCGTTATCTAAATATCTAGCTGTCTTATCTTTGTGACTTGCTGAACTAATCATATAAAGCCAAATAGCTGACTCTACTAAATTTTTAAATACAGGGTGTTTCCATACATCTCTATAAACTAAAAAATATCCTGACTTTCTACTTTGCATTTTTACTCTCTTTCTCGATCATCTCGATTAATTGTTTTTTTGTAAATCTGTTTAACAGAGTCTTAATTATATTTGTGGTCTTTTTTTGTTTCTCATAAACTCTAGCACGATTACTAGATATTACTTCAAAGTGTTCATCTCTCATTTCAGCCATTGTTCTCTCCTTTTAGGTTAAAAAAATCATTTACTTGTTCTATGTTCTTAATTTCTTTTAAAGTTCTATGTAGTAGTTCTTCCTCAGTTCCATACATAGCTTCAAATTGTTCTTTACAGTTATGAATACTGAATTGTCCTTGATGGTGGTCGTAGCATAAAGGAATTGTTTGGTAGTGTCCTGATCTCATGCCTATTCCTAGCCCAATGGGTCGTATGTGATGCACATTAGCTGGTCTTTGGCACACCAGACACCCTAAACTAGCAACCTTACTCATATGCTCTCTTTCGAGCCTAGTAGCTACTTTCTTCTTTGCCATACGATTGCTTGTTTCCCATATTTAGTTTTTCTAGTCTTACCAGAATTTTCTATTAAGTTTAATTCTTGTAACTCATGCACTCTACCACAAACAGAACTTAAAGGCATATCTAACTCATCTGATATTTCATAATTAGTTAGTGCGTTAAGTTTTATAAGATCATAAACTTGTTCTCTTTTAGTTTTAATCTTAGGTTTTA